GAACTGCATTTGAATACTTGATTGAAAAGGGTCATGGTAACAGAGAATTGATCAGACCCATAAAATTCAATGGGCCAATGCCCGCAGTACTAAGCGTTCTACAATATAAATCTGATAGACCAGGCACAGAATTTGGCATCATGCCAATTGCAGTTGCACGTTCACTGCTAGAAACTGGTAAGATCAAAGCCATTGGATTTACTGGCACTCGCAAGATGCCACAATACCCAGATGTGCCTCTACTTAACACTGTTGCGCCGGGCATTAACGTATATGCTGCGTGGAGCATCCAACTTCCACCAAACACACCCAAAGAAATCATTGATTGGTACACTAGAGTATTTGGTGAAGCTGTTCGTAGTGAAGAATATAAAGAGTGGTGTAGACTAAACATTATTTTCTATGAAGAAAGTGAATTGACCACTGCAGGCTTGCGCAAGCACATGACTGAATTACGAACAACGTTCTTGCCAGTGCTAAGTAAACTTGACTTATCAAAGGACTAAATGAAGTACATATTTGTAGCCGGAGCTCCGGGCAGTAAATGGAGCAGCGTGGTAAAGAACATCTATTTTAGCGACAGTGTTGACTACAGTGATTATTCGCAAGATCGCACCTACTATCATGATGCTTCTGGCACAACTCAACTTATGCATCTTGGTGCATACTTTGATCCTGGCATGGAGTTCGGGGACTGGTTCGGGCACAGCTTTGGCGAACGTACAAAAGAAGAACACGAAGCAGAATTTGATAGACCATTTGACGGAGAAGGTGTCAGAATCATCAAGAGTCATTGGTTCAGCTATCGTCAGAATATTGAATTCTTGCGCAAGACTTGGCCAGAGTGCCCCATTGTTCTAGTGCAACGCCCCGACGATGCGTGTCTTGGATGGTGGGTAAAGTGCGGCCACTTTAATATCACATATCCCAACTATCAATACTATGAAAATCTACGTTTGATGGCTGGGACTATAGCAGCGCAGAACGAAGGCATACAATGGGCCAACGACAGATTAAAGCCACACAGAGTCTACAATAACACTCGTTTGGCAATGATTCTTGACTTAAAACAACCACCAGATGAATACAAACAGAGCTATATTGATCACGATGTAGAAGTGAGTGTATTGCTATGATTAGTAACTGGGATGAGACAAAAGCTAAAAGTAATTACCACTTTGACGCAAAGCGCGTAGATCGCCGTGAAGACGTTATACGCTATCTGGGACATATCACTCCTACTTGGACTGACAGTGTTGCGGAAATCATTGCAACATCAAAGCCCGCAACTTGGGCCACTCGTGGTTATAAGGGCGAAGGGGTTGCCCCACCCAGAGAGGATCAAGTCAAAGAAGACTATGACCTTGAACGCAGTGGCTACGGTAAAGACTATCAAATCACTCACTTGAATTGGACTATACCACCAGAGTTGAAAAAGATCAGTGACGATTTTGGTCTTGAAGACTGCATGGAGCGCATCCATGTTCAGAAGCCCGGAGAAGTTTGGAACATACATCTTGATAAGTTACAAAAATGGTGCCCTGAAGACCCCAGCAGAGTCATGCGTATCTTTATTGCACTGACTGATTGGGCTCCTGGGCAGTTTTGGGAGTACGGCAACTACCACTACAATCAATGGCGCGCAGGTGACGTTACAAGTTTTGATTGGGCCAATATCCCCCACAGTACTGCCAATGCTGGTATGCAGCCAAGAGTCACATTTCAATTGACTGGCGTGGCTACTGGTAAAACTTATGATTATTTGTCTCAACTACCCAAATGAAAAATTTGTTAATCATTACTGGGCCTCAAGGGTCTGGTAATCATCTTTGGTCAAAAGTATTTGCCGCTGCTGAGGGCATCTACGGGTGGCCAGAGTTAAAAGATATATACTGGGTGCCGCATGATAAAGAACCATTTGCTGAGGCATGGCATGACGCTGAATTACTAAAACACATGGTGACTGGTGAGTACGCTGTGACTAGTATTAGTTGTCCGTATGCATATCATGGGACCACTGTTGAACCCAAGTATAGGGAGTTTATCAATGCTGCAACAGATTTGGGCTACAATGTTAAAGTGGCCATTATTGGACGAGATCAAACAGTTCTACGCCATCAGCAAGAGCGAGTGCGTGGAACTCATAGCTTGCACCGTTTTGAGCAGCATCTTGATTATCTTGGCACTTTGGATCCTGTGTTCCTAAGTACAGAGTTGCTGTACCTGTACGGCATGAGTTATGTACGAAGTTTATCTAGATTGTTGCAAATGCCAATCAGCGTTAGCGAAACAGATTTGGATGATATCCTAGCACAGGACCCTAATGCCAAGTATTTTCACGCAGCAGACGCACAGCCACTTGATGATTATGTAAGAACGGTCAGCGGTTTGACTGCAAAGGCATAAATAATAGTAGCGTCACTCGGCGCGCACACATTAAAACCCCCATGAAAAGGAAACTAAAATGAAACACGTTAAATGGGTTATCGCACACGAACCTATCGGATTATTCTTAAAAGTTGCCGAACGTTTTGCCAAAGAAGTCAATGAGAAGACCAATGGTCTTTTCAATATTGAAGTTCTAAGTCTAAGCGACTATGCGACAAAATACAATGATGGCAAAGCTGTTAGCAAGTACGACTTGATGGACTTGATCAATAGTGGCGCTATTGAAATGTCACACATCTACACAACATGGTTGGGTGACTACAATCAAGACTTACATGCTCTTGACTTGCCATTCATCTTCAAAGACCACGAACACGCTGACCGCGTACTTGAGGGTACAGTTGGACGTGAATTGCTTGATGGCGTTAGCGCAAACAGCAATATCAAGGGTCTTGCATTCACATACAGCGGTGGTTATCGTATCGTCCCTGCAAACTTCAAAGCTGACACCGTTGACAGCTGGAAGGGTCGCAAAGTCCGCACAAGTCGCAGCCCAGTTGCAGTTGATACATTCAAATTGCTCGGCGCTGAACCAATGGAACATATCAGTCTTGAAGCCATGAACGACTACGCTGACAAAGGCGTTATTGAAGCTGGTGAAAGCACATACGTTCGTGTATTCCCGTTGAATCAACACAAGAGCTTCAAAGTTGTTAATGACACAGCCCACAGCTTGTTCTTGACTAGCATCATCGTTAACCAAGACTTCTTTGCAGAGTTTGATGCAGATGTTCAGCAAATTTTAAGTACAGCAGCATTTAATGCAGCACGTACCGAACGCCGTGAAAGCGTTGCTGATATTCCAAACATTCTTGCTGAGTGTGAAGAAAACGGTGTTGAAGTTGTCCGTATGAGTGATGCTGAATTGGCAAAATTCAAAGCAGTGACAGCAGACGTATACGCAATGTATGACGACTATTTCACCACTGGTCTTGTAGACAACATCAAAAACAGTTAAACTGTATCTCTTGCTGGGCACAGGTTGCCCAGCAATTCTCCCCATAAACAAAGGAAAATTATGTCAACCTCTATCTCAGAGAGAATCCCTCGCAGCCTTGCCAAAGTACTTACTTGGCGCATCATCATGATCATCCAATACTTTGCTATTGGATATTACACAACAGGCAGCATCGCATTTGGTGCAGCCCTTGCTGGTTTCACTACTATCGTGAACAGCACACTATATTTCTTGCACGAACGTGCTTGGAATTCAACAGATTGGGATCGCAAGGTCAAAGAGAAAGATGTAGAGGCAGTGGCATAAATACATTACTATGCCAACAAGCCTTAAAGACATTATTGACAATACCCAAGACATTTACATGACCGACAGTGCCATTAGTACACTGTTGGACTTTGAACGTGTCATTGATGAATTAGATATCTATACATTTGACCACTGGAAACAAGGTGAACTTGTTGCAGGTCCCGAGTATGAAAAGTACTTTGTGACCTGTACTTTCATGTGGCCCTATAAAAATAAGCCAGACACCCGTGGTGCTAAGAGATTAGCAGACTACGATTGTGTGGTCAAATACAAGCACGATGTACTAGAATATCCGATCAAGCTAAAGAGTCCAAGCGACTTTGTTCCAGGTACAAAAGTGCCAAAGATGGGTAAAGCTCCTGTATGGTTGTTGACTATTACTATCCCCAAGAAGCTGATGCAAGAAATCACACAAGGTTCTCTAGAACTTGAAAGTGAAACAGTTGATGCCGAGGACATTGATCAAAGTTATGAAACAGGTCTTGACGACAAAATGTATCAAACTACACAAGATCAAGCTGGTGGCGCCCCAGCTCCAGCAGTGCCAGGCGCAGCTCCTGCAGCGGCCCCATTACCAGGAGGAATCTAATGTTACGTGAAGGTTTAGAACAAGGTGATTTGAAGCGTCTTGTACATGACGAATTGCATATTGATGAATTCAAAAGCAAGTTGGGTCGTGACGAAGACGTTTGTGTTGTCAGTTTCAAGTGCAAGGGCAAAGAGCCAGCAAATGATCTAGTTAACTTTATTGAAAAAGGTTACAATTGGGTTATTGATGCTGACGTTAGCAGTGGTGAAATGGATGACGGTGACTATATTGTGTTCATTGAATGTGAACGTGATGCAAGTATCCCACGCAATATCATTTTGATGATGAACGAACTATTAAACGTTACTGGGCAGAAAATTGGTCAGTGGCGAGTTCGTTACTACAAAGGCGCAGAAGAATATCCCCTAACTCTTTCTTCTCTGGAAAAGCTGATTCCAACAAACCCAACTGAATACAAGAAACGTTTCGGGGATGACGATCTTGAAGCAATGAAAGCAGCGGCTAATGTCAAGACTGACAAAAAGGCACCAAAGAACGACTTTACCGAAAGTCTCAGAGCAGCGGCTGGTCTCATCTAACCAAAAATCTCCTATCTGCTAAATAACAGTAGACAGGAGATTTTCAATGAGCGATTTCGCACTATCATTAGACCAATTAAAAGAAATAGTACCCGGTAATCCGTATATTGAGCACTGGCATGAAGCCTTTTGCGAGATTTTACCCGATTACGATATTGACACCCCTCAACGCATTGCGGCATTCTTGGCACAATGTGCTCACGAGAGTGGTGGATTCAAAGCAATCAAAGAAAACTTAAACTACAGACCAGAAACTCTGTTGAAGTTGTTTAAGAAGTATTTTGACTTGCCAACTGCACAACATTATTGCAGTCTTCCGAACAAACAAGAAGCAATCGCAAACAGAATCTACGCTAATCGTATGGGCAATGGCCCAGAAGAATCAGGTGATGGCTATCGTTACTGCGGTCGTGGTCTTATCCAGTTGACTGGTAAAGACAATTACACACGCTATGCACAAAGCACAGATCAGACAGTTGAAGAAGCGTCAGAACATCTAACAACATTTGAAGGTTGTGTACAAAGTGCTGCTTGGTTCTGGGAAGCAAACAACTTAAATCAATACGCAGACTCAGGTGATATTCTTACCATGACCAAGCGTATCAATGGCGGTACAATTGGTCTTGAAGACCGTGTCAAGCATTACAATCATGCTTGCCATGTTCTAGGAGCGTAAGCATGTGGCTTTTGCACTTTCTTCCAGATAGTTTCATACAATTCATTGTGCATACTATCCTGTTTGCAGGTGTTGTTGGCTGCATTCTAAGTTTTTACTTTGTTAATAAGGTTCTGAGATTCTGGCCACCATTTGCGGGCTATTACAAAATGGCACAGATTGCCAGCGTTGTATTGCTTGTAAGCGGTATCTACTTTGAAGGTGGCTATAGTGCAGAGATGCAATGGCGCGAACGTGTCAAAGAAGTTGAAGCAAAAGTTGCGGCAGCAGAAGTTGAAAGCAAAGATGCCAACGATAAGTTGAACAAAGCCAAAGCAGCAAAGGTGAAAGTGATTCAAGGTAAACAGATTGTTGTTAAACAATATATTGACCGTGAAGTTACAAAATACGATGCAACTTGCAAGATCCCAGAAGCAGTCGTCAAAGCACACAATGCTGCTGCCAAGAATGAGGAGCTGAAATGAATAACGATTTCAAATGGATGGATCGTGCATTGAGACTGATAGCTTTGTTGGCCGTTGTTTGTTTAGTCTTGTTTCTTGTTGGATGCAGTACTGTAGTACCAGTAACAGCCAAGTTCCCAGAGAAGCCACAAAACGTAGAAGCATGTCCTCAACTTGAGACTGTGCCAAACGATGTTAAGTTAAGCGGTCTTACTGCTACAACCACAAAGAACTATAGCTCATACTATGAGTGTGCTGTTAAAGTTGATACGTGGAACGAGTGGTACGAAAAACAAAAAAGAATATTCGAAAATATAAAATAAGGAGCTGAGATGAGTCAAGGAAAAGAAAAGAAAAACAGTGATTGGATGCAACAACTATGGCGTCCAATGATGGGTTGGATGTATATGTTAATCTGTACACTAGACATGGCAATTTTTCCAGTGCTATGGTCTTTGTTACAAGCAGTACAACACCAACAAATTACACAATGGAATCCGTTGACCCTTCAGGGTGCGGGCCTATTCCACATTGCAATGGGTGCAGTGTTGGGTATTAGTGCGTTTGGTCGTACACAAGAAAAGTTGGCTGGTACTGCTGCCAACCCAACAGCAACAGTCACGACTACAAATTCAAACACAGGAGGTGGAAATGGTAACTCCAATGGATTTGGCGGGTCGTCAGGCTTTGGCTCTCCGTCAGCAGGAGGATTCGGCAGCTCGCCGAGTGGATTCGGTGCACCAGCATCAAGTGGCTTTGGCGGAGGCGGGTTTGGAAGCTCATCTACGCCAGCAGCAACAAGCGGCTTTGGTGGCAGTTCAAGTTTTGGAGCAACAGCGACTCCAGCGCTAACAGCAAGTGGTAAGAAAATCGTCCCAGATGATCCGAACGCTTTCCCATTACAATAAACTATGAAACACGAACACGAAGAATGTCCTGTATGTGGTGGTAAACATCCAAAAAATTAAGGAAAATAAAATGAAACAATTATTAGCAATCATGATCGCAGCATTTGCATTAACTGCCTACGCGGGTGGCGAATCAAAACAAGTCTGCACTGACGTTACTGACAAGGCAGGTAAAGTCGTAAAGAACAAAGACGGCTCAACCAAGCAATCTTGCAAAACTATCAAAGTTCACAAAAAGGTAGAGGGCGATAAAGTCCCAACTAAGTGATATGAAAGTTTCTATTTCGTTAGACAAAGACTCTATCAAATTGGGCCAACCTGTGACTATCACGTATAGCGCACAAGGCTTCATGGATACTCAACTAACTATCCCAAACATCCCTGTGATTGATTTGGGTAGCGGTGATCAAAGTGGTACTATCAAAGTAATACCAATGATGGATGGAGATTTCCAAGTTTCTATCAGCGGTAACGGTGATGCTCGTATTGGCAGTGACAGTACTTGTGTAGTCACTGAGTCAGCTACGTGTAGTGTAACTTAAAGACCAAGAATCGCCCGAGCTTCTGCGGGAGTTGCGGGTTCATTGCCCAAGTCACGAACAATACGCACAGCCTTTTCAACAAGCTGTGCGTTTGTTTTTGCCAGCTCACCCTTACTCAAGTAGATATTGTCTTCAAGACCCACACGAGCATGTCCGCCACTGATTGTACTCAGTGCGACAAAGGGCATTTCCATTGCACCAATACCAAATGCATACCATGTTGCGTCTCTGGGCAACATTTGTTTAGCATACTCAAGCGTTGCGGGTGTTGCACTCCACCCCCATTTCACTCCTGTAGCAATTTGCCACAAAGGGTCCCCTTTGATTGTGCCTTCACTGATTAGCATCTTGGCAATCTCAAGATCACCGCTGTCAAAGATTTCAAGTTCTGGCTTGACTCCCACTGCTTGCACAGCTATGGCCATAGCACGAGCAGTATCAATAGTATTTACCGTAATATTTTGCGGACCACGATTCATAGTATTCAAGTCAAGACTACAGATATCTGGCTTAAGTGTAACAATGTGTTCTACACGTTTTGCTGGGCTTTGAAATGCATAGCTTGGCTTGCCGAATATCACGCTTGAATGCCCTGTTGCCCCGGGACCAGTGGTCAGGTTGATAAGAACTTCGGTATTACGATCTTTGATTCTGTCAACAACTTCTTTGTACAAATCAATGTTCATGCTTGGCTTGGCAGATTCTGGATCACGAACATGTATATGCACTACCGCTGCGCCCGCAGCAGCAGCTTCCAATGCACTGTTTGCAATCTGTTCGGGGGTTACTGGCAAGTAAGGAGTTTGATCAACTGTAGTACCAGCACCAGTTACTGCACAAGTCAAAATAGTTTTCATATTGAGCGCCCACCATCAACTGGGACAATTGTTCCGTTTATAAATTTGTTGTTGATCATACTAACTACAACCCCCACAATGTCTGCGGGACTTGCTACACGTTTCAACGGAGTGGTTGAAACGACTACTTCTCTAAGATCACTACTTGAATTAGATGAGTCAATGAACCCTGGAGCCACTGCTACCACCCGAGTCTTGGGTGCCATGACCAATGCTAGGTTTCGGGTAAGACTATCCACCCCTGCTTTGGCAGCAGCATAGGCCAGATTACTTCCACCTCTACGGAATGCGGACGCAGAACTAATATTGACAATCACAGAGTCGTCGTTGAGATGTGGGTTAAACGTCTTGATTGTAGCAAACACTGCACGTAATTGTACCGAAACTACTTTGTCAAACACATCGTCTGCTAGTTCAGCAAAATTATCATGTTGTATGTGTTTTGTCCATCCCGCACAGTTCACAAGAACGTCGATACCACTAAATTCACTGACTATCAAACTTCTGGCTTTTTCTAACTCTACAGAGTCAGTGATATCACAGGATATTGCAAGTTTTGCATCTGTTTCTAATGCATCCATTTTTTGCGAATGGAATGTAGATTCCGCAGACCTGCTTAATACTACTACAGCGTAATCCATTTTTGCAAGTTCTTGAGAGACTGCGTACCCTAGATTACCAAATCCGCCGACAACTACTGCAACCTTTTTCATAATAATTCTTTAGCCTTTTCTGTTAATAAGTTTCTATCAATCTTACCCACCCCTGCTAGTGGCATGGTATCTATTTTCCAGATGTTTCTTGGTATCTTAAATCTTGGTAGATGTTCCAACAACAATTCTTTTACGTGAGTTTCGTCAAATTCTCCAACACAAAATGCATGTGGTTTGAACCCTTTAATTTCGTCGGGTAACATAACTACACACGACTGTAGTATACCCGGAAGCGAATCCAGTACTGACTCGATCTCTAGCGGATAAACTTGTTCGCCTCCGACTTTGTACATATCATCTGCCCGACCCAGGTAAAAATAAAATCCACTGTCATCCATACGAAATCTATCACCAGTGTTCAACCACCCATCAACTACTTTTGATATATCCATCTGATGGTATTGACGACTCATACTGTTGCTTCTAAGATGTAAAATCCCATCTACTATCTTATAGTCAATTGTCTTGAGCGGATATCCGCAACTAAGCGGGGGTTCTTCTAATCCTTCTGGGGCAGGTCCGAACGCATTCCCGAACTCTGTTAACCCATAACGTGATCTTACCTTTGCATTATAAAATACAGTCTTGGCACGGTCATATAGATTTTGAGTCAATGGGCTAGTTGCTGTTATTATAACCCTAACGAACCCAAAATCGTATTTGCCTATATCTGGATCTTTTACTACTTGAGACAACATACTGGGTATTATTGCCAATCGCCCGACTCGGTAACGAATGACATTTTTAATGTATTCACTAGCATTGAATTCTGACATGACAATCAATGTACCGCCACTATCCAATACAGTTTCTACATTTGCTATGCCATTCATATGGTACAAAGGTGTTGCAACAATTCTTGGATTGGTTGCAGCAAACGTATCTACTCTGTGTATGTGCAACGTTGATGCTTGGCGATTTCCGTTGGTTAGTATTACTGCCTTGGGCTCACCGGTAGTGCCGCTGGTGAATAAAAACAAACATGGCTTATCAACGTCACATGTATATGAGATATCGCCAGCAGTCAACTCAATATTTTCTAAATCAGCATCACGATATACTCTTGATGCATCGGATTGTTCAATCAATGATTCTTGCAAATGTGTTGGCAACTTATAGTTAATCATCACTGCGATATTGTTGGTGCGTCTACATGCCAAATACAATGCGATATAGTTTATTGAATTTTTAGCAATGATGGCCAATTTGTGTCCACCATTGTACCCATTTTTCAACAACGTATTGGCAATCATCTGCACACGAACGTCTAGTTCGGCATAGGTCATGCGCTGTTCTTTGTATATCAGTGCAGTTTTTTGGGGGTCAACGTCAAGAGATTTACCAATGATTTCTGGAAGCATAGTAAATATTTAAGTTGACATTGACAAACCATTTTATTTCTTTTACAATGTCACATGGAATATTTTTATGGCGGAGGAGGGAATCCTGATCCGTATTTTAGATTTAGATTCAAGGTAAGCGAAGTCACTGAGGAAATGTACCATTGGTGCGACAAATACCCAGATGACGGGAGATCATTCTGTCGTTGGCATATTGAGCATCGTGGTATCCCAAGATACCGTCATGGCAACTATGACATAGTTCAAATTGAATCAGAAAAACCAGCAAAACTTTTTGCACTATTATTCGGAGACCAGATACTATGACGCACTACGCTACATTAGGAGTAAGCGAAAATGCCACCCAAGAAGAAATTAAAAAAGCGTACCGCAAACTCGCAAGCCAGCATCACCCAGATAAGGGCGGCGATACAGCGAAGTTCCAAGAAATTGAGGCAGCGTACCGAACCCTATCTGATCCAGCTAAACGAGAGCAATACGACCATGATCAAAGAAATCCTGGCGGAAATTTCAGATTCAACGTAAACGGTCAAGACTTTCACAACATGCATCCAGGCATGGAAGACATATTCAGACAATTTGGATTTGGATTCCCCGGAGGGTTTACTCAACATTCCAGACAGCCACGTAAAAACAAAGATTTGCAGGTCAGAGTGGGTGTTAGTTTAGCCAGTACACTGAATGACCAAAAACTCACAATCAGTGTACAGACGACCAAAGGTACCAGAGAAAACGTAGAAATTACTGTACCCAAAGGGGCGTCAACTGGTACGACCATTAAGTATCCAGGTTTGGGAGATAACTTCTTTGAAAGTCTAGATCGTGGGGATTTGTATGCACAGGTTGTCGTACATCCACACCCAAACTTTGAAGTCGCTGACATTGATGTGTTGACAACCAAAACCATAGACTGTTTGACTGCTATGGTTGGTGGCGAATTGACTGTGGAGAACTTTGACGGTAGTCAGTTTGTAGTCACTATTCCCCAAGGCACACAACCTGACCAAATGATGCGAATTAAAAATCAGGGACTTTGGTCACTTCACGGCTCGACAAGGGGCAATTTACTTGTTAGAATACAAGTGTCTGTTCCGAGAAATCTCTCAGATGAACAACTCGAAACAATCCGAAAAATCAAATCAACTCTATAAATATTTGTGAGGTCTAATTGGAAGATAAGATGATTCAACCAAATCCCGAAATCGAAGTTATTATCGATGCGGCGACAGCAAAAGCAAAACACTACAATCACGAATATGTAACTCTTGAGCATATTCTTTACGGCATCGTAACCTATGAACCGTTTGGAAAACTCATTGAGAATTACGGGGTTGATGTACCAGCCATGACTCAAGATATTGAAACATATCTTGATCAGCAAACACATCTAATCAGTATTGATGCCACTACTCCCCGAAGAACACACAGCGTAGAGCGCGTATTGAACCGTGCGCTGACACAAGTGCTGTTTAGTGCGCGCCGTAGTCTCACAGTGATTGATTTGGTGATTAGTATCACCCAAGAAACAAACAGTCACGCTGCCTACTTCTTGTTAAAGTATGGCATTGAAGATCGTGACAATTTGATTGAATACTACAATCGCTTTTATAATGCCAAGAGTGGTCGTAAAAACGCAAACGACAAAAAGGCCACAGATATTCTAGACGAGTATTGTACCGATCTTAATGCACAGGCAACTGAGGGCAAGATTGATCCAGTAATCGGACGCGAATACGAACTTGAAGAAATCTCACAAGTTCTGGCCAAACGCAACAAATCAAACGTACTCTTGGTAGGCGATCCTGGCGTTGGCAAGACTGCTATCGCAGAAGGTCTTGCGCTCAACATCGTTGAAGGTCGTGTGCCAGAATATCTCAAAGACTATCACGTTTACAATCTTGATATCGGCAGCTTGCTTGCTGGTTCAAAGTATCGTGGCGAGTTTGAAGAAAAATTCAAAGACGTTATCAAAGCATTGCAGGTCAAGGGCAAGTGTATCTTGTTTATTGACGAAGCACATCAAATGCAAGGTGCCGGTGCAGGCACACAAAGCAGTGTTGACTTTGCCAACATGATCAAGCCAGCATTGACCAAAGGTGCAATCAAAGTCATTGCCAGCACAACATGGGAAGAGTACAATCAAAGTTTTGAGAAAGATCGTGCGTTGATGCGCCGATTCTATCGTTTGGGCGTTGATGAACCAACTCCCGCTGTTGCCAAGGATATCTTGCGTGGTCTGCGTGATCACTTTGAAAAGTTCCACGGTGGCGGAATCAGTGACGAAGCAATTGATTCAGCAGTTGACTTGAGCGTTCGCTATCAAAGCGATAAGCGCTTGCCAGACAAAGCCATTGACTTGATTGATACGGCCTGTGCAAAATTGAAAATCACCAGCACTGATTGGACCTGTGAAAAAGCAAACATTGTTGATGCTATTGCTAAGGCAGTGAAGATTCCCGCTGAACAAATCGGTAGTGAAGCTGTTAAGAATCTTGAGAATCTTGACACTAATATCAAGACCAAGTTGTATGGTCAAGACAAAGTTGTTGATGATGTGCTTGAAAAGATTTATGTCAGTCGTGCTGGCTTGAAGTCTGTTAACAAGCCCATTGGTAGCTTTTTGTTCTTGGGCCCAACTGGTACTGGTAAGACAGAATTGAGCAAGTTGTTGGCTGACAACTTGGGTATGAAGCTGATTCGTTATGACATGAGTGAATATCAAGAAAAGCACACAGTGGCTAAATTGATTGGTGCGCCTCCTGGCTATGTTGGCTACGATGATGGCAACTTGGGTGGCGGATTGCTGATCAGTGATCTTGAAAAGACCCCCAACAGCATCGTCTTGTTTGACGAGATTGAAAAGGCTCACCCAGACGTTAGCAATATCTTGTTGTCACTGATGGATGAAGGTATTGTTACAAGTAGCAATGGTAAGAAAGCTGATGCACGTAACGCAATCATTATCATGACCAGTAACTTGGGTGCGGCGGCTGGTGAAGGCAATGCTATCGGTTTTGGTCGTGATTTCCAGAAGACTGGTGAAGACGACAAGGCAGTTAAAGACTTCTTCAAGCCCGAGTTCCGCAATCGTATTGATGCAATCTGTAAGTTCAACAAACTTGATCAATTGAGCGTCAAGAAGATTGTTGCCAAGTTTGTCAATGAATTGAATGACTTGATGACAGACAAGAACATTCGTGTTCGTTTGACAGAAGCCGCAGTTGATCATTTGGCTGTTGTCGGTTACGATGCAAAGATGGGCGCACGTCCGTTGAGTCGCAAGATCAATGAACTTATCAAAGTTCCGTTGAGCAAGAAAATCTTGTTTGAAGGCGTTGCTCCTGGTAGCACTGTGGTAGTGGATTACGTCAATGATGCAATTGAATTTTCAACTACGACTACTCCACATCCTCAAGTAGACGAAAATGGATTCATTGTACTGGGCTAATCTCAACAGCAACATCAAGCACGAGACTACCAAGAAGCAATACTACAGTCGCTACTTGTGGCGACTGGTGTATAAAATCAAGAAAGTATGTTTGGCCAGTGACAAGCATGTTTCTGATGTATCTGCTTATGTAAAGGCCAAACAAGAAGATGCTCAACGTTGGGCTGATCGTGCGTTTAATACTCATAGACTGCAGGAATGGTCAGAGGTTGATGCTGAGTTGCTTGACCATGTGCGCACTGTGATGAACAACTTCAAAGATACCATGAAGTTTCGGTGTGAATGGAATACCATGCAGATTTATGCCGAGACCGAAGAAGATTTGAAGCGTGTGGCTGCGGTAATCTCACATGACCAAGATATAGTCATTATCAATAGTCCTATTGCAGGCACAGAAGATGCGCTGCGCAATGGGGTAGTGTACATGAACAAGATCGATTACAAGTACAAGATTATTTTGCGTGATGGTAATTATGACACACAGACCAAACAAAGTATTCTGAATCAATTACTACAACGTGACGATGTAAAAATCCCAAGCAATCTTTATAGAGAACTTGGTAAAAAATACCCTGCATTATGGGGCGCATACTTTTACACCAATGATGATAGCATCGTGACCATTTTGAGTTTGATTAGTCCTGGATTGGTTGGAAAAATTCACCCCATAGACCACCTCCAATAAATAGTAGTATATTATGCAAGGAGGCCAACATGGCACGTATTCAAGAAGAAGTGATTGTTATCACTGTTAGCAAATTACACAAAGCCGCAGACATTGACACTGCACCAGACACCGACATTGTTGGTGAGGAAACTATTGCAGCCTTAACACAGGTTGCCGAAGAGTTACTGGGTTCTGGTGTAGTGGTTGAAATCAATAAAGCATAAACATTTCAAGAAAGAAACAAATGACAGACAAGAAAAAATCTGCTGCTGTTGACCTTATTAAGGCAGCGGCTGCAAAGCAAGCACAACAAGCACAGCAACAACAACCCCAAGGTACTCCGTTTGACTTTAGTAAGATTCACTTGCACATCGGTATCCCATGTTATGGCGGCATGATGAGCGAACCAACAGTCACGAGTCTGTTGCGTTTTATCTTGTTGGCACAACAAGCCGGTCTTAACTGGAGTTTGGATACAATGGTCAACGAAAGTTTGATCACTCGTGGTCGTAATAACTTGATGGCCAAGATGATGACCAACGCAAATGCAACTCACTTTATGTTCATTGATGCTGACATTCGTTTTGAACCAGATAGCATCTTGCGTATGCTTGCTTGCGACAAAGAAGTTATCGCTGGCTTATATCCAAAGAAGGCATTGCCAGTTAACTATGTGATTAACTTGAAGCCAGAGACAAAGATTCAGGGTGATATCTTTACTGTTGATACTGCTGGTACGGGTTTCTTGTTGTTCCGTCGTAGCGTATACGAAAAATTGATTGCTGCACATCCAGAAACCAAGTATGTTGACGATGTGGGCTTGGGCAAGCAATACGAACCAATGATGTACAGTATCTTTGACTGTGAAATTGACGAGCGTGGTCACTATCTGTCAGAAGACTGGTTGTTCTGTCGTCGTTGGCAAGCAATCGGTGGCGAGATTTGGGCGCACAGCAAAGTGTTGTTGAATCACATTGGACACTATGAATTCTGCGGCGATCTTAGCAAGTTGGACATCGTTGGTCAGGCTAAGAATCAATATCACGGTGAAGATCACGGTGTTCCACAGGGCGCGCCACAGGCATTGCTTGATGCGATTGGTATGGCCAAAGCTGGTCAACCAGTGGCAGGTCCCAAGCAAGAGGGCTAATCATGGCAGACCAAGAAAAAGTTCACATCAAACTTGGTCTGAGTGGTACATACTGGGACAAAAAGCCCCAGTATCGTATCAGCTTTAACGATCAAGTGTTAAAAGAAGACGTTATCTCTGCCGCAAGCACAGAAATTGAATATCTTGAGTTTGATGTAGATTATACCACGGACACTGGATCGCTGAAAGTTGAGTTGTTAAACAAGACTCCAGAAGATACCAAAAAAGACAACTATACAGATCCAGACAATTTCATCATTGTTGCTGATATGTTGTTGAATATCGTTAGTCTAGAGATTGACGAGATTGATCTTGGGCCTATTCCATACATGAATGGGGTTTACACAACTAAAGTACCAGTGGTATACAATGGTACCCCGACTCAGACCATCAAAGAATGCATGAATCTTGGCTGGAATGGCGCTTGGACTTTGACTTGGACCAACCCCTTTTACTTGTGGCTGCTTGAAACAATGTGAGCATAAATACGCTATAGGCGTATAATTATGTTCATATCTGATTTATTTGAAGCACAACAAAAGCAAACACTGGTATTAATTCCAGGAGGCTTTCACCCATTTCACCCAGGACACTTGAGCTTGTATCGTAGCGCAGAAGCTGCGTTTCCAGGTGCAACTATTGTCTACGTAGCAACGGACGACCGTAAAGATCGTCCGTTTCCATTTGCCGAAAAGCAAAAACTAGCACAGATTGCTGGGGTTAAACCAGATCATTTTCAGCTTGTTCGTAGCCCTTTTGTTGCAAAAGAAGTCACTGACAAATTTGATCCCGATAACACAGTATTAGTCTTTGCTCGTAGTGAGAAAGACCGTAACGAACATCCAAAAGCTGGTGGTGTTAAGAAAGACGGCAGTCCAAGCTACTTACAACCATACACAAAGGGCGATCTTGCCCCAATGTCACAGCATGGTTACATGGCTTATTTGCCAACTGTGCAATTTGATGCTGGTCCAAGTGGAGTAACAAGTGCTACACAGATTCGTAATATGTGGCCACAAGCAGACGATGTTCAAAAGAATGAGATTGTCACAGACTTGTATCCAAGAAATCCTCAAGCCGCTAAACAAATCCTAGACAAGTATTTGGGTGGTGCTGTTGCAGAAGATCGTCATCCAGATGATTCAATCTACTTGGTCACTAAAAGTGGCGATGTATTGGGCACAATCTATGGCACATTTGAAGATGCCAAAGAAACAGCGCAGATATATGCAAATAGACATAAGCGCACAGTATATGCAATAAACCCAAACACTCGTGAGCGTATGTGTGCAGCAGAACCACAAAGAGGTGTGGCGGAAGGCACTGATGATAAAGTAGCAAAACACAATGCCGCGGTCGGCAAAATGACTAAACGCTCATTTGCTAAATTAGACTACAATCACCCCGACTTACTAAAGAAAGCACCTAAAGGATATGGGTTCGATGTAAGTCATAAATTGTCAAAACAAGGTGTGGCGGAAGGCAATCGTGGTTACTTTGACGGCATGCCCTCAGACGACAATGATTACTTTAGAATCCCCAAAGCAGATGCTAAACCAGCAACACCATATCGCGGCGGCAGTGAACCTGCACAATCTCACGGTGAAACAAAATACAAAGTGGGCGATACTGTTCCTGTATACATGGGTTCTGCACCCGGCGTAGCAACATTCAAACCCGAAGATGTTGTGCAGGGCGAGATCATTGAAGCCGATCCTACAGGTGACCTTCACAGATATCGCATCAAACTAGAAAACGGGTTAATCGCAACAATTCCTGAAAAGCGCATTAGCGTAGCAAAAGCATTCTTAAAGAGTCGTGGAATGTTGCCAGAAAACGCAACTGTAGATCCAAATGTTATTCAGCTAAAGAAGCGTGCCAAACTTGCGCATCCATTTGCCAAGAGCGACGAAGAAGCATTGGCATTGTATATTAACGACCGAGAAATCCGAGACGTTGATAATCTTGAAGCAGAACAAAATCGTGAAATGCACATGATTGATCGTATTCAAGATGCTGAAAACAAACTGAAACAACAAATTGACCACATTGATCAAGAACTTGCAATGTTGGGTCGTCTAAAGGCAAAATAATGGCTCTAGTTTCTCTTACTGTTGATGTGTATTGCTCTAACAGTGAAGGGGAGCCATCATATCGTATCTATGTAGATGACGAGCTATTAACTGAACGTAGCTGGACATGGCCTGGATACGAAGTATACATTAAAGAAAACATTGAAGTAGACGTTGAACCCGGAGCGCATAGATTATATGTTCGGGAATGCAACTGTGAACCAGTGTTCTACATGCAAAACATGACAGTCAACGGTGAAGTCAATGTTAGAGGTGGCGGTCTGTTTTTTGCATAAATACGCTAACGTGGAATAAATTATGAAACCAAACGATATTTTTAACATTGATGAGTCTATGATGGATGAGGGCTGGAAAGATGCTCTTGCTGGTGGTGCGTTAGCCGCTGGACTTGCATTTGGCGGTGGCGCGGCACATGCACAATCTGCCCCAGTTGATGCTCCTGCTATGACTGCACCAGCAGGTTCTCTATCAAGTCGTTATACTCAGGGTATTGACTTTAGTTCAACTCCTTACACTATCAATGCTAATGGAAAAGAATATAAATTTGCCGGTCGTGATGCTGACGCTCCGAGCAAAGGGCAGTCAGTTACAGTTCCAGCAGCATTAATCGGAATTCGCGGGTTGAGACCAACTAATGTCATTCTAGCAAATGACGGCAAATACTATATTGCTCCAGCTGACGCAAACGAATCTCGTCTAAACGAGGTCAACCCGCATAATTACGACAGTGACGAAGATTACTATGCTGCATTAAATGCCCCAGCAAAACGCCGTAGTGCTCCGAGCGATTATCCTTATAGTCAAGAAGACGATGAAGCATACTTCCGTGAAATCTGGCGCAAGAAGCGTGAAGCTGCTAAGAAAGCAGAACAAGATAAAGAGCAAGGTGTGGCGGAAGGCTCTGAAAATATTCTTCCAAGAGGAACATCCGTAACAGTCCTACATAAAGGCAAGCAAGTACCTGGTAAAATTGTTAGATATGATGCTGGCAAAAATGGTTATTCAAATGCCTATGTAGTTGATGTTGGTGGATATGAATCTATATTTGTGCCAGCCAGTAAAATCCAAACGCAAGGTGTGGCGGAAGATGAATCTCAACCAACTAAGTATCGTGCTACAGTTGAGTATGGTCCTACCGCGGCAGATGCACATTTTGTCACAGTGACGGCAAGTTCAACAGAAGAAGCAGAAGCTAAAGTTGCTGCATGGTGCAAGAAGAAGGGTGTTCGCAACCCAATGATTACTATCAACGGTGCTGACAAGCCAGTAGCAGAAGACGAAGGTGGGTCACACGCTCCTGGTACTGGCAAGTGGCTTGCAATGTATTGGGACGGTGTTCAGGGACAGCCAACTGGTCAACGTGAATTTGCCACAAGAGAAGAAGCTGTAGCAGCTTTGAACAAATTACCAAAGAACTTTGCTAAGGCAGTTCGTCCAGTTACTGGCACTGATATGAACGAAGCAGAAGGCACGCCAAGCGGCATGGAGCATTTGAATAAAGAGGTAATCAAGCATATTATCCAACAAGCAGGAACTGAAGGCGCTCATGCTATCATCAAGAGCTTGGGTTGGGGTGACGGTGCCGCAACTGAGTTGTTGGCATTGATTGTCAAAGATTTGAAACAAGACATTGGTATGGATGAATGCTCAGTACCAAACTATGCTGCGATGTATGAAAGCAAGTTAATGGAAATGGGTGCTGGTAGCATTGCTACATCCATTGCTGCTCCGACAGCAAGTGCTGGTACATTGTTTGGTGGTAGCTACTCACAGAAGAATAGCCCATTCAAAAAGAACAAGCCAAAGAAATCTGGGATGATTAAAAGATGAGTATGAAGGATATTTTGGGCAAGTTAGCCCGCATTGACGAGAGCATGAAAAGTGACGCTAAAAAGTCCACTGGCCCAAAATTTCCTGGATACTGGAAGGGCACCGACAAAGCCAGTCAAGCCAAGAATAAAATGGTTGGTGGTACAGCAGAAGAAAGCATTCTTAAAGACCTTGAGAAAGCCATCATTGAAAGTCCAAGCAGAGACTTAAAAGAAGAATACAAACGCTATAACGCCGAGTGGTGCCAAGTATGTGGTCAAAGCCCATGCAACTGTACTACAGTAAATGAAAGTGCAATTAATCCACACGATGAGGCACTAGTCAAGCACGTATTACAATTAGCAGAATTCTATATGCAAAGTGAAAACTTGCGTGGTATGTTTAGTCTTGAAGATTATGTCTATAAAAAATTAGGCATCCAATCTGCAATCAATGAAGCATTCAACAGCAAGCAAGAAGTCATTGCTCACTTTGTCAAGCAAGGCAAACCAGCTAGTGCTGGCGCTGCTGCTTGGGAACGTGGATGGCGTGGTCCTAAACAATCAAAGCCAACAAAGGCTCCACAAAACACAAATCAGAAATACTGGTGGCAAGACAAAGACGAGTTGAATGAATATGGTGGTACCGGTGGTTACGGGGCTGCGAGTCAAGCTCCTGCTGGCACTACCGCAACAACTCCAGATCCAGCGCAGCAACAGGCCAAGATGGATCAACAGCAGATTCAGAAAAGCACAAATCAACTTGCTGGTCAGTTAAACGCTCAAGGTGCAGCACAAAGTTTGAATAAAGTTAAGTTTAGCGATACAATGACTAAACTTGATGATCAGCCAAACACAGACTTAAATGCTCAAGAATTAAAACAACTTGAGCCATTGGCAGTTGCAACAAGCAAAGCATTGCAAAACCCACAAACTGCTACGCAGATGAAACAACTCATAAGTAAATCAGACTCTGTTGATAAACAAAAAGAGTTAAAGGTAAAACAACAACAGCAACAAGCGGGAACTAATACGGCAATGGGTGCCACCCAGACACCAGCTGCTGGCACACAACCGCCCGTAGCACAGACGAGCGCAGGACAAACGAAATGAATTTATACACATTATTTGAAGACTCAGAAAACAAGAAAGTTAAAGAAGACTTCAATGGTCTACAATATGGTGTTCAGGAAAATGATGGGCTCAGTGGTTCGTTGTCAACTGATAATGGGGTAGCAGCAGTACAGGGCACAGATAATGATATTAGCCCAATCGGTAGTGGCTATAACGAGCAAGTAACCGAAGATAATCCGACGGAACTAGACGAAGTAGCAATGAACCCAACAGCATTTGCACAGGCCATTAGTAGCGGTGCAGAAAAGGGTGTTCTTGTTGGCTTTGAATTTGAAACGCTGATTCCAAAAGCAGCAGTCATGACATGGAAGAATGGGCCTACTCCTATTCCAGTTGGCTATGACCCAAACAGTCTAGCATGGATTGAAGGCAAAACTACAAACGACTTGTTAGATGGTATCTTACGTGCCATGCCAAACAACAGTAATAGAAATGAAAAAATCATTGATGACTTGTTCAAGTATAAGACTAGTGTTCAGGGCACTGTGGGTCACAAGAGCATTTGGTCACACTATCGTCAGTGGGTTGATCAGCAAGTCAGACAAGAGTTAGAAGCCGAAGCCGCTACTGGCGTTAGCCCAGTGATAGCATCGTTAAGAGAACTGCTAAAAGACCGCGCATGGGGCAACCAAGTGGTTGGATTTATGGATGCCAGCGGTGAACGAGAATACGGTTCCGACGAACAAGGTAACCCAAATAATATCAAGGCCAAACCTTTTGTTCTTCGTGTTCTTAAAGACAAGACTGGCATCGATTTCAGTGGACGTGTTAAAAAGAGCGAACTAACTCCGGAAGTCATCTTAAAAATTAAAGATGCCATGCAGTATTGCTATCGCATTACACGTGGTCCCGTTGACACACGTTGCAGTCAAGTAAGCAATGCCGCCGATGGTCGTAGAGATGCGCTTTACAGCAATTATGTTCCAGGATGGAGTTACAATCACCAATCGACTCCAGAGTCCGTAGAATTATTCAAGAATCATTTTGCTCAATTCTGTACTGCCACAATGGGTACTGACAATCTTAAAGAGTTGTTGAAGACCAAGTGGGCATTTAAGGGTCGTGTAAACAACACAACTGATACACTAAAAGAAAAATTATGGTATTACGTAACTCCTGGAGCAACAGAACCAGCAAGTTTACAACAACGTAGTCGTTACACTAGCACTGACTACATGGATGGTGCTGAGTTCTTAAAGGCAAACCTCAAAGACGTTTACGGTGACAACATGGTTATTTTCCGTGGTTATCACCAAGACACAAAGAAACTTGATCGCTGGTATATTGAACCAGATGGTAGCTTGCGTCCAAATCAGGGCGACTACGCGGCAGAAGTTGTTAGTCCTCCATTAAAAGCAGATGCTGCCATGACAGCACTGAGAACTTGGTATGAAAAAGCCCGTGCTTTGAATTTGTACACTAACAATTCAACTGGCTTACATATCAACGTTAGTATCCCAGACAAAATTGACGTATTGAAATTAGCAGTGTTTGCTGGTGATCAACACGTTCTAAAGCAATTCGGTCGTGAAGACAACAGCTATGCACGTAGCGTTATCAAGAGTCTTAAAAATCAGGGCAGTTTGCCAACTGTTGGGTCAGGTAGTTTCAAAGAAGCTGAAAAGCAAATGAAAGAGCTAGTGCGAAACATTAGCGGTGATCACTTTGCAACTGTTAACTTCAACGGTAAGTATGTGTCATTTAGACATGCAGGTGGTAATTATTTAGGTAAGCCAGAAGATATCGCAAATACTGTTGGACGTTTTGTACGTGCAATGATTCTTGCAGCAGATCCAGCGGCACATCGTGATGAGTATATTGGCAAGTTAGTGAAATTGATGAAGACTCCAGCGGGTGCTCAGTCCGACAAACTAAGTCTTACTGATATTCGTAGTATCGCTGAACGTGGTATTCCGGTTCAGTATATTGACTTTGTTACTACTGTGGGCAGCACTCCCGAAGAAGCACAAGCGGCGGCAGAAAAGTATGTCAGAGAAAATTTCACTGGCGGCACTGGTGCAAACAACATTGTGGTTCAGAATGATCCAAGTGCGCGTGAGCGTCTAGCACAAGACCGTGGATTCGGTGATGTATCAAAGAATCATATCCGTACTACAGGACCAGAGAACTTTTTCCGTGCTACGATTTATCCAACAACTCGTCGCAGTCTAAACGTCAGTGCAGACAGATTTACTACTCAGGGCACAGACCGCGGTAGTGCGTTTGGTATGTATGGCAACGGTCACAATAAACACGCTGTTGGTATTAGAAGTATGAACGTCATCAAGCCAACTGATCCAGGTTACGTAGATGCTGTTAAAGCATTACGTGGTGAGCAGTCTAAACCACTTCCACTACCAGGAAGTAAAGCAGCCCCTAAAGCTCGTGCAGCAAGATTTGCAAGCCAACAACCTGCAGGTCAAGAACCCGCAGCACAGCAAGCAGCACAGACTGCGCAGCAATATGGTATTTGGCATACTAGAGACAATCATTGGGTTGAAAATGGCTATGGGCGGATATCCTCTGATAGCCCTAACGCAGTATTAGATTTTATGAACGCCCATAACTTGGCAAACAACAACTATCAGATGCGTCCCATCCCAGCATCGCAGCAAGCACAACCAAGTTCTGACGATGAGAGTGAGCCTGCTGGTGCCCCACAGTGGGAACTATATCATATCCCCAGCGGTGAGGCTATATCACTGAACAATCGCCCAGTTACATTCACGGCAGATAGATTAAGTCACGCACAAGATGCTATGGCAGCGTGGATGCGTGAGCGAGGCAGGTCCGGAAATGGATATAATGTTCGTCCAGTCAGTGATGGAGATGACGGCGACGATGAAGAATCTGGAACAGATGCTCGTGATACTTATAGATTTGTAAACGCAGATACAGGCCGTGTTCTTGACACAGAGCAAGGGTTGAGTGAAGAATCTGCCTTAGAACGAGCAGAAGAACTTGTTCGCCAATACAACGTAGAAGTTGTGGTCTACAACTACAGAGATCAAGAAGTAGAACGAATCAACCCAGACGAGTTAGCCGATGACGATGAAGATAATGCTCGTGAAACTTGGACTCTGAACAACGGTGAGATGGTACGACACTATGACCCTTCACAAGTCAACAGTGAAAGAGCTTTTGAACTTGCCAGAGAGATGTATAGTCAATACAGTCGTCCAGTAACTATCAGTCGTGATGGTACAACTTATGGACACTGGCCTCGTGAAGAACAGCAAGCCGACGGGTATCATGTAGTTGATAGCTCAGGTAGAGTTATTGGTCAGACACATGCTACAGAAGATGATGCACTTGAGGCTGCGCAATATCTTGCCGATCTTCGTCGAGGAACATACTACGTGAATGACCCGGAAGGTCATCGTGTTGGTGGTGCTCGTCCAGACGAGAGTGATGACAGTGACGAAGATGATGAATTAGAAGATGATGGTAGTACCCTGTATCGCTTTGTTAATATGGAGGACGGAGAGCTACTTGCTACAGAACACTATGCAAGTAACAGCGAAGCGTTTGTAAATGCCCAAGAGCTTGCCAATAATGAAGGCATAACCGTTGAAGTGGGTCACGGAGCGAATTATACTCCTCTGCGCAGATTTACTCCAGACCAACAAGAGCAAGAGCAAAGATTTACACTAGACACTGACACTGCACAGCAAGTAGTTGTTACGCGAGGGGCAGAAGATGCACAACAACATGCACTTTCTATGGCCAATGAGCGTGGTGAGACAGTTAGAGTACTGAATGCAGTGGGCGGCGTAGTTGCTACAGTTGCGCCAGCTCAAAGACAAGGAACACAGACTAGACCGCAGTTCTATCGCTTCATGAATCCATCAAATCGCAATGCAGTTGGTGCTGGGTATTATTCCACCGATCAAGAAGCAGAAGCACACGCTCAACGAATAGCCAACGCTGTACATGGAGAAATCTTGTTACTCGGAGTAACACCCACTGGTCCTGACAGACGCCTTGGCACGTTCCAACCACAAGTCAATGAAGCACGTATCTTTCACGCTGATGAAAAAGTCAATGTAGTTTACAATCCACAAAACAGTGATAAGAAAGTTATTGTTGCCAAAGCAGTAGATCATGCGATGGCAGATAAAGTAATCAGAACTTATTTGCATAGAAATGCAAAGAATGCCGCATTGCAAAAACTAAATGCAAATGACTTTTACCTTCAACCAATTAGTCATTATACTAGTGAGGGTATCACAAGTCCGGGCGGTGGCACTACAGACGATAGTACAAGTCCGATTCATGGTACGAATGCAAAGATCGCTGATCGCTACGATCCAGAAGATTTTGATGCAATGGTAACTCGTGTTGGGCAAAAGGCTCGTGCGCAAGAGAAGCGCCAACCAGTTGATCTTGTCAAACTAGCACAGCGTCTACGCCAAGCAGACACTCGCAACACCATGACTGACGAAGATATCATGGAAAGTCGCATAGATGCTATGAAACGTGCTGGCTACGACTTTCTATAAATAACACTATGAACGAATTATCTGAACTACAAAACGCGGCTCGTATTGCATTTGCAAGCGAGTTTGCATTCTACTTAAAAGCACAAGAGTTTCATTGGAACGTTGAGGGTGTTCACTTTCAACAATTCCACGCATTGTTCCAAACTATCTATGAAGAAGTTTATGGAGTTGTTGATGACTTTGCTGAAAAGCTACGTGCTCTTGGCTGCTATGCCCCGGGTAGTTTCAGCAAACTGAGCGTACTATCTCGTATTGATGACCAAGAGTCTGTGATCTCTGACGGTGAGATGATCCAAACATTGCTTGAAGACAGTGAAAAGTTGAGTATCTTGTTCAAAATGGTCTATGATATCGCTGAACGTGAAGGCAAACATGGATTTAGTAACTTTCTTGCAGAGCGCATGGATGCACACGCCAAGCATAGTTGGCAGCTACGAAGCGTACTAAAATGATCTTATACGAGATGTTTGAAAACAAAGAACCTGACCTTAAAGGTACGGGCAATGAGTTCGTTAAGTTCTGTGTCAAACACCTCGGTATCAAAAAATTACCAAAGATTCGTCTCATACCTGTGATTGGCATGAGTGAACATCCAACATTTGGTACCTTTGATCCAAATACAAATACTATCAGCGTTGCCACTGACGGTCGTCACATCATGGACATTATGCGTACTCTCGCACATGAATTGACACATCACAAGCAACGTGAAGAAAACAGAATTAAACCAGACAGTGGTGAAACTGGCAGTGAAATTGAAAACGAAGCAAACGCTCAAGCTGGCGTGTTGATGCGTGACTTTGCTGACCAGAACCCAGGTCTGTTCTGAACCCACCTTAGGGCCGTTGTCGTCAACGGATAGGGCGAAAGCCCGGGCGTCAAATGGGCGGCTGCTGCCCAGATTCGTGAGTTACGCCAGACTCCGGTCAAAGTGAGCATTTTATTTCCTCAAAATTTCCTGTATACTCAAAGAATGTCTCGTTACACTCAATACCACATTGAATCACTGAAAACCAGCGCAATGGTGTTCACGCCATTACGATACTTACAAGTACAGGGTGCGGGCGGACATTGGGCAGACATTGGTTTCAATGTTTTGGGACTGCATGATCTTCGTCCAAGACTTGGCACATTCACTAACCCGTGGGGCGCCAAGAGCAACCCCATTTTCGCAGCAACAGAACTCGTACCAAATCATGAAAAATTAAGCATATTGCTTGATCGCAGAGCCAATGAATTGCTTGATAAGGGTCTGAGAATTGCAGTCATGTGGAGCGGGGGCATTGACAGCACTTGTGTTCTTTCTTCACTGATCAAACATACTAAAAGTCTGGATCAAATACTAGTCTATCACACAGACAAATGTATTGAAGAAAATCCAGAGTTTTACAAGAACTTTATACAAGGCAAAATTGAATGCAGAGATACCACTACTCTGAATGTCACTAATGAATTTCTTCAAACACATATAGTTACACATGGTGACCCAGGTGACTGTTTATATGGGCCAAGTATGCCCATGTATCAATATTTGTTATCAGATAATCGCCACTTGCTATCTTGGAAAGACAACAAAAATCTCATCGTACAGGGTATAACGAATCGTGGCAGCAGTAAAGAATTCGCAGAGTGGTACACCAATAAAGTCAGCGACAATATACTAGAAGTTGGATTAGATGGAATTAAAACCATTAGTGATTGGTGGTGGTGGCATTACTACAATCTCAAGTGGGAGTTTAGTTTACTAAGACCGTTTTTTGACACTAGAAGTGCCGAAAAGCGCCCCACGATTACTCAAGAGACATTGCAGAAATACAGTGATGGTACATTTTACAACACAGACTACTTCCAAAGCTGGAGTTATACCAACTTGGAAAGGCTATGTCGTGATCCATCAAAACACAAAATAGATGCCAAATCATATATTCTTGAACTAGACGGTAATCAAGAGTACTTTGATAACAAAAGAAAATCTGAAAGCATTGCCGGAGACCCTAGCAAACGCCCAATTTATTTGGACAAAGATTTGAGAGCATTCTATATGCGGGACCCGGGAGTTCGTGAAGCATTGACTTACTGCTTGGAACAATACAAAGGGTAAAGCACCAATAAGTTTGCTTTAACAACATCATTCAACTACAATATATTTTTCTTAGGAGAACTTTATGAGCGATTATGACCGCACTTTCAATGGCGAAGCCAAAATTAAACTTACACAACTTATCAATGAAGGTATGAGTGTACTACAAGAGATTGAAGACTTGAATGCAGGTCTCAATGATACTGTGAAAGCAGTAGCAGAAGAATTGGAAATCAAACCCTCTACGCTGAAAAAGGCACTTAAAGTGGCTCATAAGGCAAAGTTGGGCGAGACCAATCGTGATCACGATGAATTGAACACCATTCTAGAAACTGTGGGCAAGACATTGTAATCATTGGGCTCCATGGTCAGACGAGAAAAATATTATTTACTATCAATATAACCATCTTATCTTATGTTATAAGAACTACTGATCATGGGGACATTTTAATTATGAACGACATACTATTAAACATATGGGAATGGGTACGTGAAGATTTCAAAAGCAATAAAATTCGCTTTTGTCTTGAAGTCTTTGCTTGGATCGTTAGTATTGGCTGTGCATTGATCATGGCCATCACTGTACCAAATCCCCCACTCAAGTATCTATATATTCCTTGGGTCACCAGCACTGCCATCTATGCTGCTTGTGCTTTTAGTCGGCGTAGCTTTGGTATGCTGGCTAATTATTTGCTGCTGGCCATCATTGATGGAACTGCCCTCATCCGCTGGTGGATGTGATAAGTATTATTAGTCTTCGTCGGACTATAAACAGACATGTAGAGCAAGTGTAGGCTTCAAACTACACACGGAGAATATATGAACGAACTAGAATTCGTCCCTTGCGACGATTGTACTAATCCCGACGGGTGCATCACTCGTTGCGGCATCCAAGAATTTCTTAACGAAAACAAAAATGTCGCTGAACAGCGCGGTGAAACCCCAGAACAACTATGGGGAGAAGCCGAATGAGTTACGTTGACGCACTGTATGATCGCAATCACGACCGCATTCACGTTGTAGAACGTAAGAATGGTGTGCGAGAATTCCGCGAATACCCAGCAGATTACACATTTTATTATGATGATCCAAAGGGTAAATTCAG